TCATAACTCTCCGCTTCCCTTTTCCGACATAAGACGCACGTTTTCCAGATATTGCTGCGCGGCTTTGTCCGCGGCCTCAAATACACGGTTCAGCTGCAGCGCTGCCTCCGCAAGGGAACCGGCTTGTTCAACCGCTATTCTGCGATCCCGGAGCTGCGCCTCCGCACGCTCCAGCCTGATTTTCAATTGACGGTTTTCTTCCGTCTGCGCAATCAGCATTTCCAGCAGCTCGCTCCGGCTTAACCGTCTCAGTTCCTTATCCGTCATCCGACTTCCCTCCAATCTGCGCTTACGGCTGAAAGCAGAAAAAAGCAGCGGTCATTTTCCTGCCCATCCTTCCCACAATGTAGCTAAAAGACCTGATTCCCGGTGATATACGGGAATTGGAATCGTTTCCAACCTCTTAATACAAATGATATCACGTTTAACACGTAAATGCAACCATTGACCGTCGAATATTGTGTGTCAGAATTAACGAATTTTCAGCTTTATTTTTGTTAATTATTCCCCAACTCCGGAAATAAGACGAAGCATTTCTGCCATCCATGCGCTTCTGCGCAGGAGATTCTGGAGGACGTATCGGAAATGCCCGGATTTAGAGAAGAGAAAAGGCTCACCCGCAGTGTCAGCTACTGAAAACTGCGAAAGGGAAAGCCGGGAATGAGCAGTTTTACCAAAGCAATGATATCTTTTAAGACTAGTATAGTGTATTTTACCGGATTCGTCAATACCCTGTAACAAGCAATATTCCCCACCCTTTTACACAAGGCGCCTCAATTTCTCTGTAATTTGACAGAATCTTCTTCGCGAGAGGATATGTCACAATCCGGAAGCTCGGTTCCTTTCAATAAGGAAAGGAATCCATGTCCCCATTGCGGCGTTGCCCTAAGCGTGTCGGAGTTCTGCAAGCTATGTACAATAAATAAAGCAGCACGCCCTGCCAATCAAGGCGGGGCGTGCTGCTATTTTGGAGCAGGTTGCGTCCTAAAATCCGAACACGGTACTTTTGCTGGAATTGGCACGCGATATGTCCTCGTGGGAATTTGCGTCAGGCGGTAGGCGTACACGAGTTTCAGGAACCCCGGCTCATCATCGTAAACGGTGACGGAATTTACAAGCATTTCAATAAGCATGGCTTTCTGGGTTTCCAGTGGAACCGCCTTTTCCCTTACCGCTTTCAGATAAACCACGACAGATTCCTTTGTGAGCGGAATCACGCCGCGTTCTTCATCGGATAGTTGTGTAGACAGCCCCTTTTTCTGGGCTTCCAATTCGGCAAGCCTTTCCACAATAGCGTCCGGCGCAACAGAAGCACATTCAAGCGCTTTCGTCAGATTGCGGATTTTAATTTCAATTTCAGAAATCTTTTTTCGTATGACCGGAATCTGTGTATTCTTCTGAATGTCTTCCTCTGACTGCTGGGCGGCTACTTCTGCCACAAATTCGATAATTTCGTCTGTCAGTACGTCAAGAGCATCCTGAGCTACCACATCTTCCAGCCAGTCCTTCGGGACTGGCTTTTTTTCACAGCTGTTATGATGCTTGCGGGTCGCGCAGGAGTAATAATTGTACATTTTCCCGGATTTTCCGCGCCCGCACTCGCCTGTCATTGGAGCGCCGCAGTGACCGCAGAAAATCTTTCCGGCAAGAAGGTACGCCACTTTTGCTTTTCCACGGGCAGGGGCAGCTTCGTTGACCTTCAAGCGGGATTGAACGGCAATCCACGCATCGTCGGCAATAATTCGCGGGATGATGCCCTCTCGCCGAATCTCCTTGTACTTATATACGCCTATATATTTCTCGTTCCGGAAAATATTTTTGAAGCTGCTCTTGTTGAATTCTGCGCCGCTTGCTGTCCTGTAACCCCTGGCGTTGAAGTCTGCGCATATCGAGGCGGCTGTTTCCCCGTCACCGTATCGGGAAAACGCTTCCTTCACCAATGGGGCTGTCAGGGGGTCAATGACGTACTTTTTATTTTCAATTTTATATCCCAGTGGGATTTGACCGCCCAAACAATTTCCCTTAATGGCAGATTCCCGCATTCCCCGGGTTATTTTCTGGGACAGCTCCAGAGAATAATACTCCGCCATACCTTCCAGCAGGGCTTCCAGAATCACACCCTCCGGGTTCTTGGAAATGCCCTCTTTCGCGGATTCCACGTTACAGCCGTTCTTCCTGAGCCGCATACGGGCAATGGCGCTGTCTTCCCGGTTCCGGGCAAATCTATCCAGCTTGTAAACCAAAACGGTTTTCCATGACGATCTGGCGCTGTCAGAAAGCATCTGCTGGAACGCTGGCCGCTTGTCCATGCTTGCGTGGGCGGAAATCGCCCGGTCAACATAAATGGCGGCAACCCGGTAGCTGTGGTGCTTGCAATAGGCTATCAGTTCCCGGAGCTGCCCTTCGATGGACTGCTCTGTCTGCCGGTCGGAACTGTAGCGCATATACAGGCAGCAGACCGCCTCACAGTCCGAGGAAAGAACGGAGGGGTTATCTGCAAACTGCTGTCTTTCCTCCGGCGTAAGAGCCGATAGATCAATTGGGATTGTTTGCATCGTGTTTACTCCTTTTTGCGTTTCGCTTTATCACAGTTCGGACGATATACAGGCATGTTCCGATAATGGAAAAGGCCGCGACATAAACGATCGGCGAGGCGTGGCCGGACTGGAACAGGCCAAGATTCGGGTTTTGCATATCCAGAAAGACATATACCATAAGGAAGATGCCGAACAGAACCGCAAGCCCTGCGGCTCCATAAGTCACATGCTTCCAGTTATGCCGGACGGCGGATATTTCTTTATCCATCATGTGGCTGCGCTCTTCTAGCCGGGAGATGGCGTTATCTTTTTCCGAGATGAGTTCTTCCTTGTGTGAAATTTCAGTTTTCAGCCGTTCGATTTCCGCGCTCTGGTCTTGCTTCGGCGGGGACAGCTCCATCAGTTCGTCCAGGGACAGGCCAAGGTCAATGGCAATGGCGGTCACATCATAGATACTTGGACCCGTCAGGTGGCCGGAGAAAAACTTTTTAACCATGGATTCACTTAGCCCTGTGCTGTCGATAATCTGCTGATTGGTTTTGTGCTGTTCCTCCTTTGCCCATTTCATCTTTGTGGGCAGATTATCACAAATCGTCGATATTTGTTGTATTATTTTCCGTTTTTCCATTTTCTGCTCACCCTTCCCGAAAAAATCCTACAAATTACGCTGAAAACGACTGAATTACCCGGATGCACCTTTACGTCACCAACGGCTAAACAGTATTATCATACTAGCCAAAGGTAAGGGACACACCATTCCGGCGGCAAAGCCCCGTCACCTTGTGGCACGGGTGGCGGGGCAATCCTTGATTCTGGCGGAAGATTTACTCGCGTTCGCCTTTCAGCTTCTTTTGCTCACGCTCAATTTGAGCAATGCTCTTTTCCGGCGTAGGCAGGTCTTCCGGCATGGTGCCACCCAAATCTTTTATGGTCTGACGCACCTTCTTCCCAACTTCATAGTGCGTATTGTTTGCAGCTTGCTTGCCGCGAATGCCTTCGCGGCGAAGCTTTTCATCCGTCTGGGTGGCGCGGAAGAGATTTGCTGCAAGTTCAGTGCTTCCCATGTGATCCAGTATTCTCTGGCTCTTTTTTAAGCCTTTTCGTGCGTGAATCTCCTTCATTCCCAGTCCGCCGTATAGCCCCTGATAGCCCTTGTTTTGAAATATTGCGTAGTCCCGTGGATCTTCAATTCCGGCCATTTGTGCCGCTTCCGCAAGAGACTTGTTGTGAGCGGTCATCTCATCACGAATTGCCAATCGTTTCTGATCTTCGGAAAGCTGGTCGTAGTTGTCAATCAATTCCTGCTGACGCGTTTTTACCGCAAAATATGTCTGACCGACAGCTATTACGGGTTTAGAAGGGTCGCCGTTCATCACAATCAAGTAACACGCATAGCGAGTTAGTGCATAATCACTAATTTTACGGACACTTCCGGTGTTCATTTTTGTGAAACTGGTAACTTCGCCGAAATTGTCTTCGATAGAAATTCCACTGTTCTTGCAGGCGTCCATCGCCTTAAAGAGAATATTTTCAAAGTTTCTCCAGTCCGCATATTGAAGAACTCGCGCAAGTTCTCTGGCGAGCCAATATTCCTGGCCATATTCGTCAATGTGCTTTATGCTTTCAAATGTTTGCTCGGAATAGCTTTCCAATTCATATCCTTCCATGCGTCATACGCCCTTTCCAACTATTTATATCAGCGCCAAACTGGACAATTCTACAGGAAAATAATACCACGTTCGACATATAATCTCAACGAAGAGAAAAATTTTTTGTGCAATTTTTTAATTAGTCCGGTTTATTGGACAGATAGTATGTTATAACCAGCACGTAAGCCGAACAGGCGTTCGATAATGATAAAAAGTAAAGGAGAGATACAACATGCGGGATGAAGTTTTGAAGATGTTTGAACAGCTTAGTGAAGAGGACAAGGAAAAGATCATCGCTCTTGCATCTGCTCTTTTACAAGATCAGACAGAGTTTCATAAAGACGTGCCTGTCTCTCCGGTGTGAGCATGTCATACATCTTCATGAAAACCTCGGTTCCCTTGCTGGGAGCCGGGGCTTTTTCTGTTTCCGGGGCTTTTTCTGCCCTATTCATAGTATATTTCTCAAACTCAGTCCTATTAAAAATAGCTGCTCTTTGCGAATTGACTACACTGTAGATGTCAGATACAGGTATCCCAAAGAAATCTGCTATTCTCATGATTTGTGAATCCCTCGGTACTGAGCCGTTTTTCCAGCCAGACACAGAAGACTTTGAAAGCCCAATTTGTTGCGCAGCTTTTGAAGGGCTTATCTTTGCCCTATTGCAAAGCTCGACAAAGTAATTGTAAAACATCTCCTAAAAACACCTCCTGTAATTGTGCATATCGGCAAAAATGAACGAATTGTACTTTTCATATTGACAAACTGAACCTTTTGAACTATACTAACGTCATGAACACCACTTCCAAAAAAGGGTGCAGAAAATCACGGGGTATGAAATCCGAGTTTTCGGAAATTCAAACTCCGGCGAGTAGCGGATGGTTTATTGTTTCGGCAAATTCAGTATACCATGCGCTACTCGGATTTTCAAGTCTTTTGTGGAAAAAATGTTCAGAGAATTTCATCTAAGGAGGAGGGACAAATGGATGGCAAAACTGAACCTCCCGCAGTCTTACGGGGAGCGGGAGAAACTGGCAAAGTATATCCGGCAGACGCTGAACACCTACAATCTTCGGAACAACTGGCTGATTCAGCAGCTTCGGAGCGAGGGCTTCATCATCTCCGCGACATCCCTGTGCGACGCGCTGGCAGTTCGATGCATGACACCGAAGACGGACGAGTTTCTGGCCAGAGCGGAGCAGATTTGCAAGCTGTACGAGCAGAGCTGCTTCGGTCAAACGCGATCCGGGAGCTTGGAAAACGGGTCAGAGCGTTCATGAAAGAGCAGCCGGACATCTACGAGCGGATTTACCGCGAGACATACGGCAGAATGCCGAAATTGAAAGGAGTTATTTATGGCGAAATACAAAGTTGGGGATAAGGTGCGGATTGTGAGCACGCCCCGGTTGGCACGCTGGAACAGCGTTATGAACAAGTGGCTGGGGGAGACCATGACGATCACGTCTGTCAACGTCAACTCCAACGGAGAAATTTTCTACCGCATGGCAGAGGATCGCGGAGACTTTTATGGCTGCGGCTGGTGCTGGTACGCAGACATGATTTCTGGACTTGCAGAGTCTGATCGAGAATACACCGTGGAACTCCGCTTTGACGGGATGATTACCACGGCCACGCTGAAACGGGGCGGGCGGGACGTGAAGACCGCAGAAGCCCGGTGCAATCCGAAGGATACCTACAGCAGAGCGGAGGGCGCGAGGGTCGCCGTTGAGCGGCTGTTTGAGAAGAAGCGCAAGGAGGACAAGCCAAAGGAGAGCAAGCGTGAACAGGGCAAGCCCAAGGTTGGAGACAAGTTTGTGGTTGTACAGAAACGCTATATCCCGCATCATAGCTTTGCAACAGGGGATATTGTTACGCTAGAAGCAATAGGCACCATGGATAATATCTATTGTCTCGGGAAGAAATCCCAGTTCGTGGATGACCGGGATTTGAAGCCTTACAAGGAGAAATCCAAATGATGCCGAATGAGGTTGCCCAGCTTCGCACCATGGCGGAGATGAACCGCCGCTTGCGCCGGGAAAATGAGCATCTGCGGGAGTCCCTTTTGCTGGAATCGAAGGAACGCAAGACGTTTGACGACGAGAACGTGGAGCTTTTCGACGTAGTCCACAAGAACCATAAGGTCAGGGGGGGATGATATGGCAAGCAGGAATAAACCCATGGATGCCCGGTGGGAGCCGGTGCCGGAGAACCGGAAGCCGTTCAATATCAAGGAATGCGTTTTCCGCGCTCTCCCATATGCGGGGCTGAATCTGGTGCTTTTCTGGTGGCAGCAAGCCGATTTGCTGGCAGACAAGGCGGCAGTTCCCGCAATGTGGGTGTGCGCTATCCTGATGGGTGCCGGTATCGGACGTTGCATCAGAGGGCGATAAAGGATACACATCTTAAAAACAGGAGGATTTCTAATGTACGATCCAAAATCAATTTTGCAGATGGCAAGGGGCGCGTTTCAGGAGCGCGTGGATTTGGAGATGGCGAAAGTCATTGATAATATCCTTGACCCCAACACCAAACCGACGCAGAAACGAAAGCTGACGCTCACAATCGAGTTTACACCGGACGATGATCGGCAGAACATCGGCGTCAGCGTTGCGGTAAAATCAGCGCTTGCGCCTACTACGCCCGCGAGAACAACCCTTTGGGTTGCTGGGGATGACAGCACTGGAGAGTGCCAGGTTGTCGAAATGGTGCCTCAGGTTCCGGGGCAGATGTCCATGGACGGAGAAGAGCAGGAAGCCCCCGCGTCTCTGAAAATAATCAAAATGGCCTGATAGGAGGAAAAAACAATGTTGAAAGAAGCAATCGAAAAAATTCAGGAACTATGTGCGCCGCACCTGTTCACGTCCGGAAACCATGATTTTATTGCGGACGCAGAAGGTGGCTATGCCGAGGTGAAGCCTGATCTGGAAATTGTAGATAATATCCAGCTTTCCAGCCTCGACGCCATGGTAGCGTTTGTAAAAACGGAGGCGGTACAGAGGTACAGCACCGTTTATATCACGGTTCCCGATCACAAAACGGTAAAGTGCTTCACCCACCCGTCTGCGGAACTGCGTAATAACCGCGAGTACCCGTACACTGCCAATGCGACCGATGTTCCCGGCTGGAATGAGAAGGTGTCCTTGCCGTTTGAAGAGGCATTGATCGCTCTGCGCACAAGATTCCAGCCCACGGCGGATACGGAGTATGCCTTGAAACTGCTATCCGATATCACCACAGGGAGCAAAGTCACGTACAACGACAATGGCATTGCTACCAGCGTTGTCACCAAGAAGGGCATCGACCTTCAATCCAATGCGTCCATTCGCCCCATTATCAAGCTGCGGCCTTACCGCACGTTCCAGGAGGTTGAGCAGCCGGAATCTCAATTTCTCATTCGTATCAATGAAAGAAACATTTCTTTCATTGAAGCCGACGGTGGCATGTGGAAGCTTTCCGCCCGGAATACGGTAAAGAAATACTTGGAAAAGGCGCTGGAATCCGAAATTCAGAGCGGGCACGTCGTGGTTGTTCTTTAATAAAAAGCCGCCCCCGATGTTACAGCACCGGGGGCGGCGATACAGAGACATTCATCATCTACCCATTTACAGTATATCAAATGGAGAAAGGAAAGTCAACATGATTAAGTACAAGATAGATTCCAAAAGCAACTCCATATTTTCGCGTTCTATCCGTATAGATGGAAGCGTGGCAGACCTTATTACGGAATCCACATTCCTTATCAATCGTGTTTATTTAGCCATGCGGAAGAAAAACGCGCTGGCCGCAGAAATGTACAAGGACATGGTTATTCGCTCTGTATCCGACGGGGACAGCCCGGTTTGGAAGCACGTTATAAGCAAGGAGTGGGACGATGCGCATTCCTGAATGCTACGAACCGTGGCGGCAGGCTGAACAGTTGGCGGCGGATGCCGACTTTCGGGAAGCGGCACTCCCGAAGTGTGCCAGGTGCGGATATCCCATCACAGACAGCAAACTGGTATATATCCCAGCGCATGATGAGTTCTACTGCCTGGATTGCATCGATTCCATGACGGAGTTCAACGAGGAAGCGGAGGTGGAGGAATAATGGAGGACGGAATCATCATCAGCGAATCGGAAAGATTCGAGGATATCTACATTAGGCCGTACAATCGAGTCGATGTTCCGGCTGTCAGTTTCTCGAATGGTAAGAGGCGCGTTGCCTACATTAACGTTCTTGCTGCAAAGTTTTGGAACGGCGAAAACACTGTTGGGATAAAAGTAAGCAAGAACTACGTCGTTTTTATTCCGCAAAAAAATGGTAGAACATTAAACATCAACAAAGTTGGTGGGGGATTTTATATCAGCGTAGGTAGCTTAGGCGGAATTGTTCCCCCCGGGGCAAAATACCGGGCATATCCGTACAAAGGCGGTATCGCTATAAAACGGTTTGAGCCGTTGCAGGAGGATGAAGAATGATACGGAAAATTCCAACCGCTGCCATGAGCAAAGAGGAATGGACAGCGCTTCGCTCTACCACCATTGGTGGTTCGGATGCCGCCGCCATTCTGGGTATGAATCCCTACAAGTCACCGTATGCCCTGTGGGCGGAGAAAACCGGGAAGGCCGTCCCGGAGGATATTTCCCAGAAAGAGGCAGTACGCCTCGGCACGGACTTGGAGGAATACGTAGCAAAGCGGTTCACAGAAGCTACCGGGAAAAAGGTGCGCCGGGAGAACTACACCGTATTCCGGGACGATATGCCCTACGCCCACGCCAACTACGACCGGCTGGTTATTGGGGAACGGGCAGGATTAGAGATCAAGACCACGAACGCGCTCCACTTGAGCAAATTCAAGAACGGTGAGTTCCCGGCTACTTACTACGCGCAATGCTGCCATTACCTTCTTGTGTCCGGCCTTGATCGCTGGTATCTGGCGGTTCTGGTTCTGGGCATTGACTTCAAGGTGTTCGTCATCGAGCGGGACGAGGCAGAGCTGGAAGCCCTGAAAGAGGCGGAAGAAAGCTTCTGGGAAAACGTTCAGAGCGAAACGCCCCCGGCCATTGACGGCATGGATTCCACCATTGACACCCTGAACGCAGAGTTCCCGGCCAGCGATCCGGACACCGAAATGGATTTGACCGGCTGCGCCGTTGATTTGGCGATCATGGACGAATGCAGCCAGCAGATCAAGGCGCTGGAAGAAAAGAGAGCAACCGCTCAGGCGCGTATCATGGAGGCCATGGGAACCGCCGAGCGGGGCGGATACGGGAGTTACAGCGTCACATGGAAGACGCAGAAACGCTCCACGTTCGATAGAAAGAAGTGGGAGAAAGACCACGGAGAAATCCCACAGGACTATTTCAAATCTTCGGAAAGCAGAACTTTCCGGTTCAAAAAGGATGAACAATAATGGGAAAAACAAATATGGTAGAAATCGACACTTCCGCCACAAGAGAAGCCGTGTATGATTCCGGAAAGACGTTGGCAGTTCTCTCCGAGGAAATCGGGCGCTGCCCCAGCTATCTCAGCTACGCAGTCAATAAAGGGCAGATTCCGGAATATGCGTTCCGCAGGCTGTGTGTGCTCCTCGGCGTATCGGAAGGTGACCTGCTGAAAAAGCAGGCAGTTACCCCCCCTCAAAAAGTGGAGGCGGAAGCCGTTTCGGGCTGTGAAACCATCGGATACTCCGTAAAACTGGACGTATACCCCAAAAAGGTACGGTTCGCGGTCCTTTTCAACGGAGAAGAAATCATGCACGCATGGAGCAGCATCCGCGGGGCGCGGGAGCTTGACCTCATGCAGTCCATCAGCTACGCGGCGCACATGTGCTACAAGCAGAAAGAAATGAAAGTTATCGAGGAGGAAGAATAAAAAATGGCAAACATGATTCAGAACGCCGCCGCTTCCACACAGGCGGTAGCAAAAAGCAAGAAACCCAGCAGCATTCAGGACTACATTGAGGTTATGAAGCCCGCCATTCAGGCGGCACTGCCCAGCGTGATGACCCCGGAGCGGTTCAGCCGCATTACCCTGTCGGCACTGAGCGCCAACCCGAAGCTCAAGGGATGCACCCCTCAGTCTTTCCTTGGCGCTATGATGACCGCCGCACAGTTGGGCTTGGAGCCGAATACCCCTCTTGGGCAGGCTTACCTGATTCCCTTCCGCAATCACGGCCAGATGGAGTGCCAATTCCAGCTTGGCTATAAGGGGCTTATTGATCTGGCCTACCGTTCCGGTGAGGTTTCCATCATTCAGGCGCACACCGTATACGAAAACGACGAGTTTGAGTATGCCCTTGGCCTTGACCCGAAGCTGCGGCACGTCCCCGCCAAGAGCAACCGCGGCAAGCCCATTGCCTACTACGCCATGTTCAAGACCAAGGACGGAGGCTACGGATTTCAGGTTATGAGCATCGAGGAAGTTACCGAGCACGCGAGAAAGTTCTCTAAGAGCTTCGGGAATGGCCCGTGGCAGACCAATTTTGACGAGATGGCAAAGAAAACCGTTCTGAAAAAGGTGCTGAAATACGCCCCTCTGAAATCCGACTTTGTGCGCGGTATGGCTCAGGACGGCACCACAAAGACGGATATTTCCTCCGACATGACAGATATCCCGGACATGACGGAGTACATCGACGTTGACCAGGACACCGGCGAGGTGATTTCTCAGGAGGTAGCGGAGAGCATCTGATGAGCAAGTGGTCTGACAACGAGGTCGAAACGCTTAAACTGTGCTACGAACATTCAACGAACCAGGAGCTTTCTGATATATTCCCTGGTAAATCAGTGGAAGCGGTATACAAAAAAGCCCGTAAGTTAGGCTTGCGGAGAGACTATAATGTGACATTCAAAAACCGTTCTATTCAGCGGAAAGGTCAAAAATCATCGAACTGGAAGGGTGGGAGAAAGAAAACATCAAAAGGTTATATTCAGGTTATGCACCCGAACCACCCTAGAGCTGATTCCAGCGGGTATGTGTTTGAGCACATTCTTGTTTTTGAGAACGAAACGGGTATTTCAGTCCCAAAAGGGTGCTGCATACACCACATTAACGGCAATAAGGAAGATAACAGGATAGAAAACCTATGCCTTATGACGGTTGGAGCACACACTGTAATGCACCATTCCGGAGTAAAGCAAAGCGAAAAAACAAGGGCACTTATATCCAGCAGAGCTAAAGAAAGATTTTCGGATAAGCGCAATCACCCTTCTTACAAAGAAGTCGATATTAGCTGTATTCAAAGTCTTTTGGATTCCGGGCATTCCGTAAATGAAGCGTGCAATATTGCCGGAATTGCAAAATCAACATACTACAGGAAAGTAAGGGATAACAATGCTGAATAGTATATCAATCATGGGGAGACTTTCTTCTGACCCACAGTTGCGGAGAACTGCTTCCGGCAAGGCTGTGGCAAGTTTCTCTGTTGCCTGTGAGCGGGATTTCAAGAACCAGCAAACCGGCGAGAAGGAAGTTGACTTTATTGAATGTGTCGCATGGGGCGGCACCGCCGAAATGGTGGAGAAGTACTTCCATAAAGGCCAGATGGCCGTAGCGACCGGCAGATTACAGTTACGGGACTGGACGGACAAGAACGGCCAGAAGCGCCGCACGGCGGAGATTCTGGTGAACAGTGTCTACTTCTGCGGAAGCAAAGAAAACGGCACTCAGGCCAGCTCTGGGGCTGGCAACGGATACAGCACGCCGTCGTATCAGGTTCCCACCCCTGCGGCGGACTTCGCAGAACTGGAAGACAACGATACACTATTGCCGTTCTAGGCCAGAAAAATCAATCTTTCCCTATAAAGATTGACAAGTATAGTGTGCATTTCCCTTGGCGGTGGGGGGTTAAACCGCCAACTCCAAAAGGAGGAGAATCGTGGCAAAAGAAGTTTTCAGAATCGCCTACCCGAAGACCGGCGCGGAAAAGAAGAAGTGGGCAAAGGAGTACGGAATGAATGCGTACTACGCCGGGAAGCACTGGGCATTGCGGAAGAAAGACGCCGAGCTATGGCACTGGCTTACATTGGCGGCAATGAACGCCCAGGGCATTCGCAGAACACCCTTTAAGCTGCCTGTAGCCGTGACGTTCTACTGGAATGACCGGCTGGATATCGACAACCATGCAATCATGGGAAAGATGATCGTGGACGCCATGAAAGGCCGTGTCATTGAGGACGACAGCCGGCGCTGGCTGAAAAGCGTTTCCCACAATTTCCACGACGAGGATTACATACAGGTTGAAATACGGGAGGTAAGGCCGTGACACAGTGTGAGATGGAAGACGAAGCAAGAAGCCAATTCACTTTTTACCGCTCATTTTTTGAAGCGGTTTTCAAGATAAAAAACAAGGCCGCAAGGGCAGAAGCCTATGACGCTATTTGCAAATACGCTCTGTTTAACGATGCCCCGGACGTAGACAAAATGTCTGACGCCGCCGCCATTGCCTTTATGCTTATCAAGCCGAATCTGGACGCAAGCAGACGGAAAGCAAAGTCTGGGAAAAACGGCGGAACCAGTAAGCAAACCGCAAGTAAAGCGGAAGCAAACGGTAAGCAAAACGGAAGCAAACAAGAAGCAAACTGCAAGCAAGAAGAAGGCGAAAGCGAGAAAGAGAAGGAGAAAGAGAGAGAGAAAGAGAACGAATGTTATCCCCCTAACCCCCTTGCGGGGGGAAGCGAAAAGAAAAAGCGATTCACCCCGCCTACGGTGGAGCAGGTGGCGGAGTATTGCCAGGGAAAGGGGTACCACATTGACCCGGAAGCCTTTGTAGCGTTCTATGCGTCGAAAGGCTGGATGGTTGGCAAAAGCCCCATGAAGGACTGGAAATCCGCCGTTGTCACCTGGACGAAGAGCGAAAGGCAGAGAATAGGCAACGCAAATACCCGCAGCGGCTACACCAGCGGCGTTGACCGTCTGGCGGAGATGTACAGGGAGGAATTTGGGAATGGATAAACAGGAAGCGTACCAGATTCTCACGCTTTTACAGGCAAATTATCCCGATTCTTTCCGGGGGATGTCCAAAGAGGCGGCAAACGTGAAAGTCAATCTTTGGGCGGATATGTTTTCCGAAGAGCCATTTGAGGCCGTTGCCGCCGCTGCAAAAGCGTACATAGCGACGGATACCGGCGGCTTTATGCCAACCATCGGGAAGCTGAAAGATATGCTCCATCGGATGCAGTCGCCCCAGCAGATGACGCAGATGGAGGCCTGGGGGTTGGTTGCGGGCGCACTGAGAAACAGCGTATACGGAGCGGATGACGAGTTCCGGAAGCTTCCACCGGCGGTACAGCGGACGGTGGGAAGCCCCGCCCAGCTCAAGGAATGGGCGCTGATGGACGCAGAAACGGTGCAGTCCGTGGTTGCATCGAATTTCCAGAGATCCTTCCAAGTGTGCCAGAAGCGGGAGGACGATTACCAGAAGCTCCCCGGAGCGGTAAAGAGCTTTATCGCTGAGCTGGCCGGGAAGATGGACTTTGAAATGCTACCGGAAGGCGGTGGAGTATGAAAAACGAAGTAGACAGGGAAAAGGAACGCCCCGGCCAGTACATCGATTCCGAGAGCCCATTTTGCAGAAACTGCACGCGGGACGATTGCCCCACCAACGGGGACGGCTGCAAGGCATGGGAAACGTATTTCATCGATAACTGGAATAAAAACATCATGAAACTATGGAAAAGCCACAAAAAACAACGCCAATTTTTCCGGTACGAACACCCGGATTTGGTGAGAGAGGGGATTGTTTTTGAGCATGAATGACTTGGAGCAGATGGCAATCGAGCGTCTGAAAGCCGCCTCTGAAATGTCTTTGGCGGCCTACCAGCAGCCTTTGGTGATCTGCATTTCAGGCGGCAAAGACTCCGGGGTTATCACCGAGCTTGCGGTTCGCTCCGGCATCCCCTGCGAGTTCCAGCACAACCACACCACGGCTGATGCCCCAGAAACGGTGCGGTTTGTCAGAAGTGAGTTCAAACGGTTGGAGGAAAAGGGCTACAAATGCACCGTAAACATGCCGACTTACAAAGGCCAGCGTGTGTCTATGTGGAGTTTAATCCCTCAAAAGCTTATGCCGCCAACACGGCTGGTTCGGTACTGCTGCGCCGTTCTGAAAGAAAGAGGTGGGGCAGGACGGTTTATCTGTACCGGCGTTCGCTGGGCTGAATCTGCATCCAGAAAAAACAACCGTGGAATCTACGAAAAACTGGGCGCAACCAAGGATAAAAATATCATTCTTGCCAACGACAATGACGAAAAGCGAATGCTTTTTGAAAACTGCCGCCTGAAAGCAAAACGAGTTGTAAACCCGATTATCGACTGGACAGACAAGGATGTGTACGGCTTCTTAGAAGATGCGAAAGTCCCGATGAACCCGCTATACGCCGAGGGGCAATGCCGGGTTGGGTGTATCGGATGCCCCCTGGCTGGCAGAAAAGGCCGGGAAACCGAGTTCACCCGGTGGCCGAAGTACAAAAATCTCTATCTGCGTGCGTTCGATAGGATGCTGGAGGAACGCAGACGGCGGAACAAGGAACCGGCTTGGGCTACCGAAGATTGGACTACCGCAGAAGATGTGTTCCGCTGGTGGATGGAGTACGATGTGCTACCGGGGCAGACAAGTATGGAGGATTTTCAGTGAGCAAAGCGAAAATGTACGGCTGTTTCAAGCCGGCGGGGGAATAAAGGAAAACAGAAAGGAAATGGGAAATGAAAAATGAGCTATGCACCAGCTGCAAGTACCGAATTGCCCCGGGTGGATGGGCGGCTTGTGACGGCTGCATTCACGATGAAGGCTTGAAAGATAGGTATGAGCCGATGACCAACGCCGACCGCATCCGGAACATGACGGACGAGGAGCTGGCAAAGTTACTCAGCACCGGAACGTTTATTTGCGAGGGTCGTAAAGATATCTGCGAGAATATGCCGGGATGCGAGGAATGCAGGTTGGCATGGCTCAAAGCCCCGGCAGAAAGCAAGGGGGAAAAATGAAAGTCCTGATAGCCTGCGAGGAATCGCAAACCGTGTGCAAGGCGTTCCGGGCGCTGGGGCATGAGGCCTATTCCTGCGATATTCAGGAGCCGTCCGGCGGGAAACCTGAATGGCACATCCTTGGTGATGCCCTGAAAGCTCTCGAGGGAGGGCACGTGACCACTATGGACGGGCAGGCGCATGATGTTGGGAAGTGGGATATGCTGATTGCACACCCGCCGTGTACATACCTGACGTCGGCCAGCGCGATACGCCTTTTTAATCGCGATCATACGGTGAAAGACTGGAACAGAGAGCGGCTTGGATGGGAAGCGCGGCGCTTCTTCTTGCAACTGCTGTCTTCCGGGGTTGAAAGAATCGTTGTGGAAAATCCGTGTGTGCGATGAATATGGGTGTGCATATTGCGAAAATGGCGGTCATATCAAACGCCAGCCCCAGAGTTGGTGCTATGTGGAGGAACTATAATGGCTTTACGTAAACTTGCTCTAATGCACCGGTTTTTCGGCGTTTTGGATGGGCATACGTGCCGGGAGTGTAGCAACTTCATAAAGGGCAAGTATCACGATAAAGTGCTTTGCAAATGCAAAGTATACGGGATTACCCATAGTGAAGCGACGGACTGGGCGGGACGATGGATGGCTTGTGGGGCATTCAATCGGGCAATAAGCCGCAACCCCCTTGTGAGAGAAGTCGTCCCGGAACGGAAGCGGAAAGAGGCCGACAATACGCCCATTGATGGGCAGATTACTTTGGAGGAATTGAAATGAGTGATTACATCAGCCGGGAGACAATTAAAGATACCATGCTGCGATATGGTTTTAAGGCTCCGGATATGACCGTTACCGAGTTTGTAGAAGACGAGTTGCCCGCGCCGATGTGGAGCCGGTGCGGCATGGGGAGTGGTTGCGAACCGACGATGATTGGAGCAGTCTTGTAACAATCCAATGCTCTGCACTTGCGGTATCGGCTATTACTGTAACGGTAGATGGGGCGGCGAGGTAGCGCAGGGACAGAAAGCGAAGGTTTTGGCTTGGATGCCGCTTCCTGAACCGCCGAAGGAGGAAAACGATGAAACGATTGACGGTTGAACACTGGCAAAATCTTGATCCGTGGGAATGCTGCGGGCAGGATAACTATTGCATACGCCCCAGCAATAAGCCGGGTGGGTGCCGAAATGGCTGCATCGTGCAGAAACTCTATACTCGCCTTGCACAATATGAGGATACGGGGCTTTCGCCGGAGGAAGTAAAAACGGAGCGATGGATTCCGCGCAGTGAGAAATTACCTGATGCCTTCGCATCCGTTCTGGTTGAAATGCCCGGTGAAGAGCCATTCCCGATAGTGCGAGAAGGCTACATATCCGATGATGGAACGTGGGTAGCAGGGAACTTTAAGCGAGAGCCGGGAGAAATTACGCGCTGGAGGCCAATGCCTGCGCCACCGAAGGGAGGCGATGGAGAGTGACAGACTGTTTCAACTCCAGTTGCCCTTTCCGGGATAATTGGAGCAGCAACCCCTACAAGTGCGAGTGCGTGGCTTGCCCCAACAGGGTTACAAAATCACATATTATCATGAGCAACCGAACGCTGGTGCAAGAAGAAATTAAATATCTTACGAAAAATGGAGGTATTGGAAATGAGTGAAAGGCAAGAACACCGTCAGCGCCTTAATGCTAGAATTGCTTACGCCGCCGCTATTGAGCGGTGGGCGAAGAATCAGCCGTCACGCATTCGGTTCTTTGCCGTCAGACGCTGGCTGAAAGAGATGCCGAGGAAGGAGAATTTTTATGAGGCTGATTGATGCTGATTTACTTACAACTGAGATTATAAAAATTTCTGGCGTTATACCTAATTTTAATGAGGATGTGGCGCTTTGCTCGGTCGATAGCATGCCCACCGTGCGAGCTGTATCACTCGCAGAGTTTACGTGTGTGCAGAAGCAGCTGATTTCGCGCAACGCCCAACTGCTGGACGCGAAAGAAAAAATGAAATCCATGGTGCCGGTTGTCAGGTGCCGGGACTGCATTACATTTGAGGAAATAGGCAAGCACCCCACCAACAAAGGAGGGACGTCATTTGGGTATTGCTATCATTGGCAATATGAGCAGGGCATGTCCCCTAACGAGGTAGACGGCGATGATTTTTGCAGCTATGGGGAGAAAAAGGAGGATGAAAATGGAAGAACTTAACGGCTACACCCCACCTGCCAGCTTGAATTTAAACGACTTCCAGGATGCTATCGGAGATGCCGTAGTACAGGCGATTATAAAAATCGGTATCCGGGTGAATCGGGAGGAACTTCTGAAAGCTCTGAAATATGATAGGGGGCAGTACAAGGCGGGGTATGATGCTGGTTTCGCAGACGGGTTCATTGAAACGCTCCACATAGTTCGGTGCAAAGACTGTATCCACCGGCAGGGAGACGAAAACCCTATGTGTATGCTGCATACCGAGCCCTACCCAAATGCCAGAGGTTACAAGGGCGAGGCTGTTTGCGTGGAAATGAACGACTTTTGCAGCTACGGTGAACGGAGGGAAGAATGAAAAACTCGAATGGTGTTATAGAAATTTTGAAGAGGGCGGAAGAACAGTGCTGGCTCAGCGGCTTTGACTTCTCTATTCTGATGCAGGAACTTCTCATTTCAAAAAACGGATATGTGATTGATATTGGAAACTGGGAAAACGCGAACGCGGCAGTTGCTTTAGCACTGTGGAGAAGGGTAAAACGGCACCCGGTTTTGTGGGGGCTGTTTTTCATGGTGGCATAAATATGAACACACACATTACAAACATCAAGGGAGACTGGCGGGAGGTCGGAGAATGAGCAATGAACTCACCTACATGGACTGCTGGCACTTTATCGCCCCGCTGATTCCTGTGAACACCGACTACACATTGGAGGTACATGAATAATGGCAGAACAGGATTTCAAATTTGATGATGCGTTGCTCATGAAGACTGCACGCGAGATGCTTGCAAAAAAATTGACCGAAACAGTGAAAGAAGTCGCCAAGTCCGGGGAATGGGAGATAACCGCCATCGAGCAGGAAGAATCTGACCCGGAAAAGATTCTCCGGAGGATGTTTGCAAAATACGCCTACGGCAACGTCCCGGAGTGGTTTGCCTCTGCGGTATCTGCGACGTCCTATGTGCTGTCTGTGGACAAGGGAAAGGGGATCGAGTGTATTTCCGTCTTGCACACGGCAACGGAACGGGCACCGGCTGAAATTCGGATGACGGCGCAGACAAGACTGCTTATGATATGCCAAGAAACCGGGATGCTTGGCGGGATTGGGAGCCTGCCTGTTCTCTAGGGGCAATATGGAATACAAGGATAGCAGGAAGTATTGCGTCGGGTGCCGGTATTTCTTCGGATACTACGAAGGCAGCCGGTGCTGCAATTACATATTCGTCCGCGGGGGAAAGCGGCCTTGCCCGCCTGGGAAGGATTGTACAGAAAGGAGGGCGAAAACGAAAAACAGGAGACGGAATTTAATATTATAGCTTTATCCCTGTATAGTATATAATATAATCTTATATCTTGTAGTGTGTATGTGTTATGGTAAAGAATATAAGTAAATCTACTAAGATAGTAAAGGAGGACAACGACTTTGGCGGAAAGCAATAAACTCAAAAAGAAGCCTTATCAAGTTCCTGATCTGGAACCAGGAGACAATACCAAGTACATTAACCATTCCATGACCATCATGAAGTGGGACAAGCCGGACATGGACAGCTTGGAGGCGGTGCAGAAACGGTGCTTCGACTATTTCAGCCTGTGCGCTGAGAATGATATGAAGCCGACTTTCGCAGGATTCGCTTTAGCTTTCGGTGTGGACAGAATGACCATGTGGAGATGGTGCAATAATCAGCCTAGAAGCAGGGATTTAAGCGACTCTGTGCGTGACACTATCAAAAAAGCGAGGGATTTAATCAACGCTCAGATGGAGGATTTCATGCAAAATGGCAAGATTAACCCCGTTGCCGGAATTTTTTTGATGAAAAACAATATGAACTACACCGACCAGCAGGAAGTGGTCTTAAAGCCGGATAATCCGCTTGGAGAGCGGGCAGACCCGGAGAAGCTGCGGCAGAAGTATCTGGAAGATGTTCGCGGTAGCGGTGCGACTATCATTGACGCGGAGGGTGGAACGGAATGAGAGAAAAGACGGAATACGCCATCGAACGAATGTGCACAGAGGTTGCCCAAATCCGGATGCTGATGGAGGGTGGCGCTAGGAAACCCGCCTGCGACTTTTGCAGAGAGTGTGTGAACAAACCGGAAACATTCTCCGTGGTTGCCCATAGCGGGCGGCAAATGACGGTGACTTGGAATTTTTGCCCAGTGTGCGGTCGGAAGCTCGAGCAACTATAACAGCGACTTTGACCCAGCGACTATAGCGACTATAAAAACGCCCCGGAGGTCTTGCGACTTTCGGGGCGACTTTCTGCGACTATGAAACGGGAATTTTCGGCTGCGACTTTGCGACTATGGCTCACGAGCTGGGCGCCTTGCGGGGATTTTCAGCCCTGGCGCAAAAAACTGACGGGAAATGTGGCCGGAACCGGGGTTGCCTCCGGTGGATCGTGGGCTGTAACCCCTGCACCGCCACAGAGGGCAGAACGCCGGAGGGTGTAGAAAGCGATCAGACGGGCGAAAAGCTGCGGGGGTATCCTGGCATATCCGGCACGGGGAACGGGGCAACGGCGGGCGCTGAGCACCCCACGCGCTGCATAAAATGCCGCGCGGCATTGCGTGGCGTCCATACGTGCCCATTTTGAGGCGGGAACGATGTTTAACGTTAATTTATATTGCCGGGATAAAAACCGCTTAAAAAGCCGCTGAGAGCCTTACAGGGTATAGCGAGAGAAAAGCCCCGCCACGTTGGCAGGGCAAACGGACAACGCCGCGCCTGATCTGGACGCGGACAGAAAGAAAAGCCGCCCGGACAATGCCCGGACGGCTTGCACATTATTTGCTGATCTTCAGCAGCTCCGCCAGCACCAGCAGCGGGAAAACCAGAATTGCAAGCAGTGCCACGGCTACACCCCCTTAAAACAAGATAAACAGGTTGGAACAACGCCCGATAATGGCGTATAACTGCCCGGTTTCGGTATCTTCGACCAATCCGCCGTTAAGGCCATAAACCCCGGAAGAATAGCCCACCTTTTCAAGCCTGCGGAGCGTGTAAAGGTTCTCGGCGGGCTTGTTGGTGTAATCCTCAGCCACTCCGAGCCGCACAAGCTCCCGGAGCGCTTTCAACGTGTATTTTCTCATCTTTTCGACGCTCCTTTCAGAAGTTCCCGGTAAATCAAATCGGTTAAAAGCTGTTCGGCTTGCTGTTCAGTGTACCGGGCTTTTTCTTGGGCGGTTTCCTCCAGGATTGCGCCGAGGTCATCGACCGCAGAACGGTTATAATAATAACAAGTATCAAGGACCCCGGCCAGCCCTGCGCACCAGTCCCGGAAGGCTAGCTCTTCGCAGCCGTGATAATAGCGGACGTCCTGTAGACACCAGTATTTTTCATTGCGGAACGTGGCCAGGATGAAAGCGGCGATCCCGGCGAAATCCTGCGGCGGGTTGTCGGTGTATCCTTCCGGCGTGAACCCGTCCACGATATAGGCCCGGATATTTTCGGCGGCTTGCTTGCTGTTGGTTTTTAACATTTTAATTTCCTCCTTGTAATTCTGCGGAGGCCGTGCTATAATAGCGGTGCCTCCTTGTGAGGTGCGCTCCCGGTCTGTGGTAGGATTGCGGGGGCGCTTTTTTGTTTACGTGAACATTATACACAATATATTTTGTATTGTCAATAGGAAAATGCAAAATATTTTATGTATCATGGTTCAGATTCTGCCGTATTTTATATGCGCACATAATAGCATAAATGTCTACAGCACAAGTACATACGCCTAGTCCACGATACAAGGACACGAAAACACCACAAAACGCGGAGAAATCAGAACATTTTCAATAAATATTGCATTTTGGCGTATTCTTTTGTAGTCTTGAACGCAACCAAATATTTATTTTGTTGCGTTCGTTTTGCCGTTCATGCCGATACGGTCAAAATGTGTTTGCATAGTGTGGACAGCTTACATTTCCTGGATCTTGTGCCGTCCGGCACCGTCCAGCGGTTCCGGCTGCTGCTGGATAGCACCGGGGGCGGGGGATATGGCCAGGCGGATTGCTGGGCGGTTAGCCTACCTAGTACCGACGTAGCCAATTATCATCCCACTACACTTAAAAAATATTGAAAAAAACAAAAAAGGCGCTATAATATATGTGAGGTGATTTGGATGAAATATTTACAAGCAGAGCAAGAAATGTTCTATCAGGCAAGGGTTGGAACGATTTATGGCTGTTTTAGGGTTGAAAAAGTTGATTACGATTGGGACAACCACAGGCAGGTGTGGACACTGCGCTGTGTCCACTGCGGCCTTGAAAAGCAGACGCACAACGGGAAAGATTATGTAAAAGGCAAGAACAAAGGAATTTGCAAATGCCAGCGCGTGAAAAGTGCTCCCGTAAAAATCGTTGAAAAACAAAAAAAGCCAAGATACAAAGACCACGAGCTATATAGTAGGTGGGAAGGAATCAAAGCACGGTGCAACCATGAGAGCGATAAAAACTATCCCAATTACGGCGCAAGAGGAATTAAAATGTGCGATGAATGGGAACACGATTTTATGGCATTTGTTGAATGGGCTAACCAGAATGGGTATGAAAAAGGGCTTACAATAGACAGAATTGACAACGACAAGGGATATTCTCCCGAAAATTGTCGCTGGATACCCAGAGGCGATCAGAATAAGAACAAGCGGAATGTAAAGCTGTATGACGGTGAAACCCTTCCTGATTTTTGCAAAAGAACTGGGCTGAATTATTCTGTCATGAGCGGACGGATACACGCTGGATGTTCTTTTGAAGAGGCTGTAGCAGAGGCCGTAAAGTGCAAAGTTGACAAGGATTTCAGAATAAAATGCGCAGAAAATGGGATTAAAAAGGAAACTGTTCTGAAAAGAATACGAAATGGAGTTCCACCAGAAATTGCCTTGAAAAAAGACGGTGTTCTCGGAATTGAAATAGGCAGAGAGACGAAAAGGCTGTCTGAGTGGTGTAAAATATACGGAATCACAGAGCCAGCGGTATATTACAGGGTAAAAAAGTGCGGAATGTCATATCAGGAAGCTATCACAAAGCCAAAAATGTCACGCACAAAAAAATAAGGAATGCCGCTGCCCACAAGTACCCGCAAAAATAAAAAGCCCCTCTCCTTCTCGAAAAATCCCGAAAAAAGAAAAAGAGCCTTTCACCATTCAGAAAATCTTCCAAAAGATAAAAAGGCGGAAATAAAATTTATAGAAGCGCCACTCAGGCACAATAATAAAACAAAATAAATTTATTAAATATTATATTGACATGCGAATATATCTGGTGTATATTAAAGACACATAGGGGGGTGCCACCAATGCAGATAAACAAAGCGGTCAGACAGGTAATGCGAGATAAAGGCGTTACGCTTCTTTCCATGGCGAAAGCGATAGGGAAGCAAAAAGCCAATGAAGTCAGCGCTAGACTAACAAACCCAAACATGTCCTTCGACAAAGCAGTCGAAATGCTGGACGTTCTGGGCTATGAGGTAGTCATTCAGGAGCGTAAGCCCGGTGCCAGAAGAGCAGATCAGATCGTGATTGACCAAAAGGAGGAATAATTATGAAAAAACTATTGCGCATTAGCGCCATTATCGTATTTCTCGTGACATTAACGGCGTGTGGAGGGAAAGGCGACGCGCCGACAGTTGCCGCAGATGTTGATGTCTATGCGTTGAAACAAGGTGACGAGGTTTCTATTGTTGGTCAAACTGCTGCGTCAACCTTGGAGAACGGAAATACGCTTATTGTTCAGGTTCTGCGGAACGGAGACCGTACAGTTGTATATCACTGCCAAATGAAAGACGAATTTGTCGCAGAAGCAGAGGAGTACAAACCTCTAGACGTGGCTAAGGTTACAGGGAAGTTCTTGAGCCTCACCGATATGGCTGATGAACCCGGAGTTGAATTACCAAAAGAAAATATTGCCATTTTGGTTGCGCTGTATGACTGCGAACTGAAATAAGGAGGTCTGACCTATGTGGGTGTTGCTAATTATTCTGTTCCCCATATTCGTGCTGATAGAGATCATGAAGCATGTATAGGGGGGCAAACCCATAAGTGAATAAATGTTCCCATAGGTGGGAGCCATAGCCGAAGGGCTGCTTGTGCTGAGATACGCACGGGCAGCCCTTATTTTTGTATCAGGAGGGAATTTATGAAAATCGACGTTTTGGGAGCGGAATATACGCTTACAGTAATTCGGGGAAGCAAAGAGCCAAGGCTCAAGGATTGTGACGGTTTCTGTGACGAAACTACGAAAGAAATGCTGGTTGAAAATTACGAAGACAGCAAGGGAGAACCAAATTGCAAGCAAAACCTTCTGGTTCAGACAAACAAGGTGAAGCGGCATGAGATCATTCACGCATTTCTATTTGAAAGCGGCCTTGCCGAAAATTCCGGCTGGGCGCAGAACGAGGAAATGGTGGATTTCTTCGCAATCCAGTTTCCCAAACTGCTGAAAGCATTTGAACAAGCTGACGCTCTGTGAGGTGAGAGTATGGATTATGAGAAATTGTCAACCTCCATTCTGGGGGCTATCGAGAACAGACCGGGTGATATCGGGGCATATGAAGACCTGTTTTCCCTGTGTCAGGCATGGGCTGAGACTGATTTCACGGCGGCACATCGGGCGAATAAAAAATTGAAGGATATGTGCGACCGAATGATGGATAAAGTGCCCATGTCTCAGGTGGAGGGATTCTACAGCCTTTGGCGGCGGGGGCTATTGTTTGAGGCTCCATATGACTTTGACAGCTATCTCACCTATATGGAGCTGGATAGGCAGGCGAAAAAGCGGTTTTATCAGCCACGGAAGAAGCAATTAAAGCCCGTGGTTGATGCCCTACAAGCGCTGTGCGGGGATGACAAGCTGGATTTGCTGGCGGTTAGTTTGCCCCCCGGCGTAGGAAAGACCACGCTTGCAATCTTCCTGCTGACCTGGATTGCTGGGCGCGACCCAAACAACCCGAATCTGACGGGCAGCCACTCCAATTCCTTTGTGCGGGGAGTTTATGACGAATGCCTCCGGCTGTTTGACCAGAAGGGAGAATATCTATGGCATGATGTATTCCCTACCGTTCAGGTGTCCAGCACCAACGCAAAGGACTGCCGAATTGACCTTGATAAGCGTCAGCGATTTGAGACGCTGGAATTTACCTCCATCGGGACGGGCAATGCCGGTCTGTACCGGGCGGCGAACCTACTGTACTGCGACGATCTGGTATCTGGTATCGAGGTCGCCCTGTCCAAGGAGCGGCTTGACAAGCTGTGGGAGACTTACACCACCGACCTGCGGCAGCGTAAAATCGGTGACAAATGCAAAGAGCTTCATATTGCTACCCGGTGGAGCGTTCACGATGTGATTGGGCGGCTGGAACGGGAGTATGAGAATAACCCCCGTGCGAAGTTCATTCGCATCCCCGCCATGAACGAGGACGACGAAAGCAATTTTGATTATGAGTTTGGCGTGGGGTTCTCCACCAAGTTCTACCGGGAACAGCGGGATATTATGGATTCGGTCAGCTGGAAAGCACTGTATATGAACCAGCCCATAGAGCGGGAGGGACTTGTCTACCATGCGGAGGAACTGCGGCGTTTCTTTGAACTGCCAGAGAAGGAACCGGATGCGATTATCGGCATCTGCGATACCAAGGACAAAGGAACGGACTACGCTTTCCTCCCTGTTGGCTATGTATATGGGCAGGATTATTACATCGGTGACTGCATCTGCGACAATGGACTCCCTGACACAGTAGATATTCGCCTTGCGGATATTCTGGTGCGGGACAAGGTGAAAATGTGCCGGTTTGAAAGTAACTCCGCTGGCCGCCGGATCGCTGAAAAGATTCAGGACGAAGTGAAGAAACTGGGTGGCATCACAAACATCACGACGAAGTTCACCACGGCAAATAAAGAGACAAAGATCATTGTAAATTCGGCGTGGGTGAAGGAACACTGCCTGTTTCTGGATGAAAGCAAGTATAAGCGGAACACGGATTACGGCAGGATGATGGATATGCTATGTTCCTACACTGTAGCGGGAAAGAATAAGCACGATGACGTTCCAGACGGAATGGCTATGTTTGCTGAGTTTGCCCAAAGCTTAAACGGGGCGGTTATAGAGGTTTTCAGCAGACCATTTTAGTCCAAAAGTAGCCGATGGTTTACGAACGAGAATTAAGTAGACAACCATCCGCCACTGTGGTATAATGGTAAACGAGAAAATAGATTTCCGGAAAAGGGGGTGCGTAATACGGAGAGCAGACGGTTATTCGGGCGTCAGGTGATTTACACCGAGGCTACGGATATAAACGAGGGGAATATCATCAACGTGCTACGAAAGGCACTGCTTACGCACCAGCAAAATCAGGCAGAGATTGATTACCTGTACCGGTATTACAAGGGAGAACAGCCAATTCTGAGCCGTGTGAAGGAAGTCCGCCCGGAAATCAACAACATGGTTGTGGAGAACCGAGCAAATGAGATCGTATCTTTCAAATCGGCCTATCAGGTCGGCGAACCAATCCAGTACGTAAGCCGTGGTGGGGACGAAGACATTTCCTCCGAAGTGCTGAAACTGAATGACTATATGCTGTCCGAAGACAAGCCGGAAAAGGATAAGGAACTTGCCGATTGGCTCTTCACTTGCGGTACCTCTTATCGAATGACTTTGCCGGACGTTCTGGCGGATGTCGAGGAAGACGAGGCTCCTTTTGAGATATTCACCCTTGACCCAAGATACGCATTCGTGGTGTACTCTGTGGGGCTTGGCCATAAACCCATGATGGGTGTACGGTATGTTCTAAAAGAGGACGGAACGCTCGTTTTCTCCTGCTGGACAGAAACTAGGTATTTCGAGGTCTGGAACACATGGGCTGTTATTCGCGCAGAAGATCAGATTTTGGGAATCCCGATTGTGGAGTACCCGGCAAACATGGCTCGTTTAGGGGCGTTTGAAATCGTGATCCCGTTGCTTGACGCAATCAACATGACGGAGAGCAACCGAATTGACGGCGTAGAGCAGTTCGTTCAAGCACTGATGCTGTTCCATAATGTTGACATCAGCAGTGAGGACTACAAGAAACTGCGGGACGAGGGCGCAATCAAGTTCAGGGATATTGACGCAACGCTGAAAGCGGAGATCCAATATCTGACCTCTGAAATGAACCAGACCCAGACGCAGACCCTTGTGGACAGCATGTATGAAACGGTGCTGACCATCTGTGGAATGCCAAACCGGAACGGAGGGACTTCTACCTCTGACACCGGATCAGCGGTCATCATGCGGGACGGCTGGTCGGCAGCGGAAGCCAGAGCAAAGGACACGGAGCTGGTTTTCAAAAAGTCCGAAAAGGAATTTTTGAAGCTGGTGCTGCGTATCTGCCGGGACATGGGGCATCTGAGCCTGAAACTCTCGGCACTGGAAATCCGGTTTACCCGGCGGAATTATGAGAATATCGCTCAGAAGGTGACGGTATTGACGCAGATGTTGGCTTGCAAGAAACTGGCTCCTGAACTGGCGTTTACCACATGTGGCGCATTCTCAGACCCGCAAGTCGCATATAAGATGAGCCTGCCATACATCGAAAAGGCAATGCAAGCCGAACAGAACGGAGGAAATGCCTATGGAAGCGGAAACCAGACCGGCGACCAGAGTGACGGCGAAGGAAATTCGGGCGATTGAGGAAATCATCCACCGCCGGAATCAGGCGGAAATCAAAGTCGAACAAGGCCAGATCGTGGTCATTGAGATTCGGCGCAAGAAGGTTAACTGACTGTTTGGCAAAGAGCGCCGCACCTTTCGCGGAAGAGCCACACCAAATGGTATAATTTGTGACTGCTCTAGGGAGCAGCGAACAGCCGAAGGGCTTCTGATACCAGAAATGGTATTGGAAGCCCTTCTTTTTTACACTGCGGCATAGCCAAAAGGTAAGGCACATGGTTTTGACCCATGTAATGGAAGTTCGATTCTTTCTGCCGCAACCAGCGGGGTGCTGGACAATTCAAGCACGCCGATAACTGCTGTATGCGCAAGGCAGCCAAAGCGAAGGAGAAGGAACAGCATTGTGTGATAAGTGTACATAAGCGCACGATAGCTCAAAGTAGCTTGCCCCGTCCCACAAAAATATTTCCTCGGCCACAAGCCGAGTACATGAAGAATAGAAGACGAAAATTTGGCGCGGCAGACAGCGAGTGGGGTTCACCTCTCCCCCACAGAAGGCCGTTCAAATCGGCCTCGCGCCATATATATCGCCGATGGCCTCCCTATCGGCGATGAAACCCGGAAACGGGCAAAGCGGTTCCCCGGCACCGTAAGTCGGGGTTACACGGGTTGTTAGCTCAGTTGGTAGAGTAGCGGACTGTTAATCCGCAGGTCACAGGATCGAAGCCTGTACAGCCCTCCATAACAGCAGCAGGGAAGCTGCTTTATCAAAAACGCAGACGGGAGACAACCCGAAAAAACAGAGATCACGGCGGAGGGAACCGCCTCACCAAACGCAGGAGGAATAATTATGGCAAAAATCGACACAAATCTCATTGAAGGTTATGCGGACATGACCCCGGAACAGAAGCTTGCCGCTTTGGAGGGCTTTGAGTACGAGGACAACGCCGTAGAGCTGGAAAGGCAAAAAAATGCCCTTTCTAAGGCCAATTCCGAGGCCGCAGAATGGCGGCGTAAGCACAATGCGCTTCTGACTGACGAGCAGAGGAAGCAACAGGAGCAGGCCGAAAAGTGGGAGAACATGGAAAAGGAGCTGGCCGGTCTGCGGAAGGAAAAAACCGTTGCCGGTTACAAAGCAAAGCTGGTTGCTCAGGGTTATGATGAAGCCCTTGCGGACGCTACTGCGGCGGCTATGGAATCCGGCGATATGGCTACGGTTTTTGCCAACAACCAGACGTTTTTGGAAAAATACGCCCAAAAAGTCATTGCGGACAAGCTGAAAAGAACGCCCAGAGGCGCGGATGGAAACCCCGGCGGCGCAATGACCAAGGCGGATTTCCTGAAACTCGACACCAAATCCCAAATGGAGTTTATCAAGAACAATCCTGACTGGAAAACAATTTTGAAGTGATTATGGAGGTAAAACATTATGGCTACTTATCTTGGCTTTCCGTTTGACCCCGAGCTGTTTAACTACAACTGGGCAAATGCGAAAGACCCCACCCTGACCGCGATGTTTGAAAGCGGCGCTGTCGCCCCGAACGCAGAACTGGCGGGCTTGATTTCCAACGGCTCTGACTTTTATACGCTGCCGTTCTACAAAGTCATTGGCGGCACTCCTGAGAACTACGATGGCGCAACTGACATCACCCTGACCGACCCCGAAGGCAGCGCTCAGAATGGCATCGTGTTTGGCCGCGCCCACGGTTGGAAGGAGAAGGACTTCATCGTTGATTACAACAGCGGCGCCGACCCCATGCAGCAGATCGTGTCTCAGGTGTCCAAGTATTGGCAGAAGCAGCGTCAGTCCATCATGCTGAAAATCTTGAATGCTGTGTTCGGTGTGACCGGCAGCGGTGAGTTTGCCGGTTGGGCGAACCACATCACTGACCTGTCTTCCGCATCCACCACTGTTGCGGATGCAAACAAGATGGGCGCGACCACCATTGGCGATGCGATTCAGAAGGCCGTGGGCGACAATCAGGACGCTTTCCGGCTGGTGTTCATGCACAGTAAGGTCGCCACCAATATGGCTGGCCTGAAGCTGCTGGACTTCCTGAAATACACCGACGCCAACGGCGTTGAGCGCCCACTCCGCATTGGCACCGTGAATGGCATGACTGTTGTCGTAGATGACAGCTGCCCCGCCACCGCCGCTACCAGCGGAGAAAGTGCGAAAGCGGCCACCTACACCACCTACGTCCTCGGTCTTGGCGCAATTCAGTACGCCCCCGCTCCCGTGAAGGTTCCTTCCGAACTGACCCGTGACGCGCTCAAGGGCGGCGGCTATGACGCGCTGGTCACCCGTATCCGTGAAACCATGCACCCCAACGGTTTCAGCTTTACCAAGCCCACTTCCGGCTACACCGCTTCTCCCACGGATGCACAGCTTGCGGCATCTGCCAACTGGTCTATCGTGGCCGACCCGAAGACCATTGCTCTGGCAAAGATCATCACCAACGGCTAAGGAGGTTCACCATGTTCTATGTTTCTGACGGGAAAGTGTATGTGCGCGAGGGAGATCACTTTCGCAACGTGGGCTTTACCGCAAAGGACAAGGTGATTACCCGGCGCGAACTGGAGAGCACTTCTGTGGTGATGGGAACGGTAGTCGTTGATACACTCAACGACCCCGTACCGCTCACCCGCGAGGAAGTTATCACCAAGTTTGGTTTATCGGAGAATAATCCTATTCCCGTTATCAAGAAACCACGCAAGAAGGCGGGAGAACCCGTAGAATGAAAGGAGGTAAGAAACCGTGCAGGAAGCCGAGAAAAACGCATTGGTAAAAGCCATGGCGAATGAAACCGACGAAAGCACGGTTTCTGCCTACCTTGGCATTGCGGCAAGTAAGATTTGCCGCAGGGCATACCCGTTTGACCCTTCCATTATGGAGGTTCCGGAGCAGTACAGCTATCTACAGGTGGAGATTGCTACGTATCTTCTGAACAAGCGAGGCGGCGAGGGTGAACTGTCTCACAGCGAGAACGGCATTTCCCGTTCCTACGAGAACGGGGACGTTCCGGAATCCATGATGCGACAGATCGTCCCCATGGCCGGGGTTCTGTGAGGTGACAGTATGAGAATCATGGAGCGAAACAAGCAAAGCTTCTGGTATCTGCTGTATGACCGGAAAGTTCCTGTCACCGACGAAGACGGCAACGAAACCGGCGAGGAAACTGTTGTGTACAAACCTGCCGTTTCCTTCCGCGCCAACGTATCCGCTGCGACCGGGGCTTCTCAGGTGGAGCAGTTCGGCAATCTTGCCGGGTATGACAAAGTCATCGTTACGGATGACATGACCTGTCCCGTTGACGAGAATACCGTGCTGTTTCTGGACAAGGAGCCTGTGTATGACGAGGACGGGAAGCCCCTGTATGACTACATGGTCAGACGGGTGGCAAAGTCTCTGAACTCAGTGTCCATCGCCGTTACGAAGGTGAGCGTGTCGTGAGCTACAAGAAAATCGTGGTTCCGCTGTCGGTTTCCGGCATTCAGAAGATTCAGGACGAATTGAAGGAATACAAACGCTGGCAGAAGGACAAGGCAAAGGAACTGGCCGAAAGGCTGGCAATGCTGGGTGCTTCTGTGGCTTCCATCCGGTTCTCACGGGCTGTTTACACCGGGATGAGGGATGCAACCGTGTCCGTCGTGGCAATCCCGAATGGTTACGCCGTAAAGGCCGATGGGGAATCCGTCCTTTTCATTGAATTTGGAGCCGGTATCACCTACGGAACCGGACACCCGGAAGCGTCGGAGTTTGGCATGGGGGCTGGCACCTACCCGGACGGGAAAGGTCATTGGGACGACCCCAAAGGCTGGTATCTGCCCAAAGACAAGGGCGGCGGCCACACATACGGAAATCCTCCTGCAATGCCCATGTATGAGGCGAGAAAACAAATTGAGCAGGAGCTTCCGAGAATCGTCAAGGAGGTATTCAGTCTATGATCGATATTGAGAAACTGGTATACACTCCAATTGCTGAGTCCCTGCGCAAGCGCTTCAAGGGAATCACTGTCTCCGGCGAATATGTGAATGCCCCGCCAAAGTTCCCCTACGTGAGCATCGTAGAGCAGGACAATTATATGTCCACAAACCGCCTGGACAGTGGCAGCAGTGAGAAATTCGCCACGGTGATGTATGAGGTCAATGTCTACTCCGACAAGGCGGGGAGCAAGAAAAGCGCCTGCCGGGAGATCATGGGCGTTATAGACGAAATGCTCTACAAACGGAATTTCACGCGAATTTCGTTGTCCCCTGTTCCGAATATGGAAAACGGGACGATTTACCGCCTGGTAGCCCGGTATCGGGCGGAGACGGACGGCGGAACAGTTTACCGCAGGTAAATATGCTTTACCTTTCCGTAAGGGCGGAAAGAGAGCCGAAGGGCTGCTTCACAGGAGGCAGCCCGTTTTTTATTACAACGAAAGGATGATTAAACATGGCCATAAGCACGTATAAAGTTTTCCTGATGAAAAAGGGAACCACCGGCAACACCTACGAAAAGCTCATTGACATCAAGGAATTCCCTGATCTGGGCGGCGATCCGGAGATGCTGGAAACCACTACCCTGTCTGACAAGATGCAGACCTACATCGCCGGTATCCAGTCCTTGGATGCCCTCTCCTTCACGGCGAACTACACCTTGGATGACTACAAGAAGCTGGTGGCTCTCAACGGAAAGACCGAGAGCTACGCTGTGTGGTTCGGCGGAACCGGTGACGGCACGAACCTGACCCCTACCGGCTCTGACGGCAAGTTCAAGTTCGATGGTCAGCTGACTTGCTACCCCACCGGCGGCGGCGTCAACGAGGTTGTAGACCTGAACATTTCCATTGCCCCGTCCACGCCCATTGAGCTGGACGACGCGACCTGAGCCAAAACACAGACCACACATTTTTAAGGAGGATTAGCGATGGCTAAGAAAATCTGCATTCCCTACAACGGCAAGAAGTACACGCTGGAATTCACCCGCTCCACGGTTTCTGCTATGGAGAAGATCGGGTTCTCCATCAATGAGCTTGGCGACAAGCCCGCTACCATGATCCCCATGCTGTTCAGCGGCGCTTTTGCGGCAAATCACCCCAACACCAAGGTTGCTACCATCAACAAGATTTACGACGGTCTGAGTAACAAGTCCGGCCTTGTGAAGGTGCTGACGGAAATGTACTCCGAGGCCGTGTACACCCTGCTTTCCGATGATGAAGAGGAAAACGAGGGAAACCCCGGCTGGGAAGCAGTAGAGTAAGCGAACTTCTTTCCGAAAACGGAGGGGGTGGGGAGACCCCTACCCCCTCTTACGCTTACACAAATATCTTCAAGAAGTTATTCCCGTACTATCTTGCAATCGGCATGACCTATGACCAGTTCTGGAATCAGGACGTGGAACTGGTGAAAGCCTACCGGGAAGCTGACAAGATCAAACGGGACTTGAAGAATCAGGATATGTGGATGCAAGGGGCTTATTACTATGAAGCCCTTCTGGATGCCGCCCCGGTTCTGCGGTTCAGCTTCAGCAAGAAGCCTCCGAAGCCGGTTCCCTACCGGGAGCAGCCCTTTGAGCTGCACACTGGGCAGCGGAAAGCGGCGGATAGTGGAGAAAAGCAGCTGACCCAGCAGGAAAAGAGCGACAAAAGGGCGAAAGCCATGATGGAGATGTTTATGGTATCCATCAACAAGAAATTTGAGAAGAAGGGCGGTGAAGGGAATGGCTGACAATGTGGAAATGCAGGGCATTGAGTTTCAGATTGTGAATGACAGTGCCGCGGCATCTGCGGGTGTAGAGCAGCTGGCCAAGAAACTGGCGGCGCTGAAATCATCCATCAGCGGTTCCACAACTGCCCTTTCCAAAGTTGCAGCGGGAATTTCGCAGATCAAGAATGCCGTGAACAACATGAATACCGGCGATTTTGCAAGCAAGATGAACCGCATCAGCGACACGCTGAGCAACCTGAAATCTAAGACGGAAGGCCTGAAAATTTCGTCTTCCATCGCAAACCAGCTTACGGACATAACCGCCGCTCTCGACAATCTGAAATGGACAGATGGCGATAAGCTGTCCGCTCTCGCCGATGGCTTACGCCCTCTTTCTGAGATTGGTAAAGCCAACCTGACCACTTTCATCAATCAGCTTGGGAAATTGCCTGAGGTCATTGAGGATTTGGAAAAAGCGGACATTGACAAGTTCACTCAGCAGATGAAAGACTTGGCTTCGGCCATGAAACCGTTTGCTGACGAAATGAACAAGGTTTCCTCCGGGTTTTCGGCATTTCCAAGCAGAATTCAAAGGCTGATTACATCGACGGAGCAGTACAACGGTACGGTAAGGCGGGCAACCACAAGCACAAATGCGTGGAGTTCTGCATTGAAAGGTCTTAGCTTTGCTGTGGTGTATCGCGCTGCAACGAAACTAATTTCAAATGCCATCCTGAAAGCTTCCGATTATCAGGAAACGCTTGCCATGTTTCAAGTTTCCATGGGTGAGTATGCGGAGGAAGCCTATAACTATGCTCAGAGGGTAAACGAGGTTATGGGCATTAACCCCGCCGAGTGGATGAAAAACCAAGGCGTTTTCCAGAGTATCATCACAGGTTTTGGTGTTGCCGGGGACAAGGCGGCAATCATGTCCAAGAACTTAACACAGCTTGGATATGACCTTTCGGCGTTCTACAATCTAAGTTTTGAGGAAACCATGCAGAAGGTTCGTTCCGGTATTTCCGGTGAACTCGAACCGCTCAGAAATTTAGGCTACGACCTGTCTGCTGCCCGTCTACAGCAGGAAATGGACGATTTAAGCGAGGCGGCAAAAAATCTCTCTGTTGATCTGTCTGATACATATTTGGAGCAAGAGCGTGTCAATTTAGGCATCAATAAGAGCGTTTCTAGCATGAATCAGGCTGAAAAGGCGCAGCTGCGTTATCACGCTATGATGACGCAGCTGACAACGGTGCAAGGAGCAATGGCAAGAGAGCTTGACAGCCCGATTAACCAGTTACGAATTTTGCGTTCACAGCTGGAACAGGCTTCACAGGCATTTGGCAATCTGTTTATTCCTATTCTGAACAAGGTGCTGCCTCCCCTGATTGCAGTAGCTTCTGCACTTCGGCAAATCATATCTGCAATTGCGAACCTGTTTAACATCAAAATTGCCGATTCTGTCGATTGGGGGAAGTCATTCAATACGGCAGCCG